TTTTTTATAAATAGTGTGAAGCCCAGGAAACGTTTCTCTCCATGGGCACGTAAAGATTCTATTGATTATCTTGAGTTAGTCAAAGAGTATTATGGTTATAATGACGATAAAGCACTCCAAGCTCTCAGGATTCTCACCAAGGATCAGTTAGATCATATTAAAAAGGCATTGAGCAAAGGTGGTAAACATGAGCGGTGAGACTGAGGTCCAGTGGAAACAGGCGGACATGGTAGAGGTGGTTCTTAGTGAACCCGATGACTTTCTAAAAGTGAGAGAAACACTAACAAGAATTGGTGTAGCATCACGTAAAGAGAGAAAGATCTACCAGTCTTGTCATATCCTTCATAAGCAAGGTAAGTATTATATTGTTCATTTCAAAGAGTTGTTTGCTCTTGATGGAAAGAATACAAATTTTTCTTTGAATGATTTGCAGAGAAGAAATAGAATTGCCCAGTTGTTATCTGATTGGGGATTAATTTCTGTTGTTGTTCCTGAAAAAATTCAAGACTTAGCACCATTAAATCAAATTAAAGTTCTTGCTTTCCGTGATAAGGAAGAGTGGACTTTAGAATCTAAGTATAATATTGGCAGAAAGAAGACTGCTGAAGAATGAATTTATTAGATACACATCCATCTAAAATACCTTCGTCAAATAAAAACTTAAATAGATGGAAAAGTTGGAAGGGCAACACTATGTTTGCCCCTCAATTTGACATACCAATTTATACTGACAAATACTCAGAAGAACTTTCCGATAACCTTGTAAGGGTTATAGAGAAAAGAGAAGCTGGATTTGAATTACAAAAGATAGACAGTACAGGAAAAACATATCAGAGACAGTGGTCTAATTATAATATTTTTGACTGGGAAAATGAAGAAATAAAAATACTTGCTGATCAAGTATATAATTCTTACACGATTTTTATTAGGGGGATGAATCAAGAACCCCTGTCAAAAGATAAATTATGGATTCGTGGTTGGGCAGTAGTGTTAGAAGAACACCAGGAGATAGAATTTCATTCTCATTCTTTTCATGAGAATACTTTCTTAAGTGGTAATCTATCACTGTCAGATTTAGATACTACTACTGATTATTGGTTTCCAAGTCTTAGTCTGTATTTTGGTTGGTGGAAATCTCAAAATAAAAAAGGGTCACTAACACTGTTTCCTTCATGGTTAGAACATAAAGTAGATCCAAATACTACAGGTGAGTTACGGTTTTCCGTAGCATTTGATATGTTTACCCAACACACTATAGATTATATTAATGAAAACCGTATAAAAGATTCGGAAAACCAGAATATTATTCTGTTGGCAAAGAGGTTCTCGGACTTATAATTAGTACTGTAAGAGGTGTGGGACTACGGTCCCCCTTTTACGCCAAGTATGATGCCGTATGGGTCATACAATTACTGTTGCTTACGAGGACACAATCATGGTAGACTTTCAATGGGAAACCTATACCCCATATTCAATCGGATTCAATGAAACATTCAGCAGACTTGAAGCTCTCGCAGGAGGTGGAAAGAATTACCCTCCTTACAACATCGTTAATGGACCTGATGGTAGAACCAGTTTGGAAATCGCTCTTGCTGGATTTTCAGCAGGAGATATTGAGGTTGAGACAGAACGGAATGTTCTGACTGTTTCTGCTCGCAAGAGTCCAGAAGAAAAGGAGAGAGATTATACGCATAGAGGCATCTCATATAAAACATTTTCACGAAACTGGCAGATGTCAGATGATGTAGAGATAGAAGATGTATCATATGTTGATGGTCTCTTGACCATTGTGCTCAGGAAAGAACTTCCCGAGCACCAAAAGAGAAAAAAATGGTTCTAAATATCATGGGGGACTTGACGGTCCCCTTTTTACTTGTTATACTGTTAAAAACGTTTTAAGCTATGTCTACTACAATTGATCACAACGTTCGCATTATTCATTTGATGACAGGCGAGCACGTAATTTGTAATTTTACTCAAGTACGTGAAGAGGAAAAGTTCATTGCATATCAATTGCTTTATCCACTGTCTCTGACACTCTCTCAAGATCCTGCAAACCCAGATTCTTTTAATGTAACCTATCGTAGGTGGAATCCCTTCACACCTTACGAAGATCATCGGGTGTCTCCCCAGTCAGTTGTCACTGCAATGCCACCCTCTCAAGAAATTCTTGATAACTATGTAAGCAAACTGAAAGAAGCAGGCGTTGACTGCTCCTTCCTACCTAATAATGGAGATAATATCATTGGAGAACCTACTGAAAGTGCTGTTACTGAAGGACCAGTGGCTAGTAGCGCAAGTTGAAGAAATTGAAGGTGTAACCTTCGGAGATCCTGACTGTATCTTGGTTGAACCTAAGTTGATTGATGGGGACCAGTTAAAAGACTGGCTCCCCTTTGCCACTAAAAAGGAGGCAGTTGTCAGATCTTCTGATATAATTACGTTTGTTGACCCGAGTAGTGATTTCATTACTCTTTACTATGGCGGTAAACCCGCACTGCTTACTGAATGAAGTTTTATACTAATGTTGAACAGGCAGGCAACCGCCTGCTGGTCCGTGGTTATGAAGGTGGTCAACCTTTTTCATACAGGGTGCCGTTTAGTCCCACCCTGTATGTCCCTACAAAGAATTATTCTGAGTGGAGGACACTAGAAGGTGACTGCGTAGAACCTATTAACATGGGTTCTATCAATGAAGCGAAAGAGTTCATCAAAAAGTATAAAGAAGTTGAGGAGTTTCCTATCTACGGAAACAGCAGGTATCTGTATCAATACATTGCTCAAGAGCACCCCGAAGAAGAGATTCGTTATGACGTTTCTAAGATTCGTGTATTCACTATTGACATTGAGACTGCAGCAGAAAACGGATTCCCCAACATTGAAACTGCAGACCAGGAAATTCTAGCGATCAGTATTAAAGACTCATATACTGGTCGCATTGTTGTCTTTGGAGCTCGTCCATTTGACAACAAAGATTCTATGGTTGATTACATGCATTTCCGTTCTGAGGAGACCATGCTAATGGCATTCCTCCAGTATTGGAATGAGAATTGTCCTGATGTTGTTACGGGTTGGAATGTTCAGTTGTTTGATATTCCCTATATTGCTAGGCGTATTGATAGGATCCTTGGTGAGAAGTTTACTAAGACTCTTAGCCCTTGGAAGCTTATTTCTTCTCGCGAGATTGTCATTAAGGGAAGAAAACAGATCGCTTATGATCTTCCAGGAATTTCTACTCTGGATTATTTTGACCTGTACAGGAAATTTACTTACACCAATCAGGAATCTTACCGATTGGATCACATCGCCTTCGTTGAACTCGGACAAAAAAAGTTAGATCACTCTGAGTACGATACGTTCAAAGAGTTCTACGAGAACGACTGGCAAAAGTTTATTGAGTACAACATTCATGACGTTCGTCTGGTTGATAGACTAGATGACAAGATGAAACTGATTGAACTAGCATTCACTATGGCATATGATGCCAAGGTGAATTATGAAGATGTGTTTAGTCAGGTCCGTATGTGGGATAACTACATCTATGTGGAACTTCTGAAGAGGAAGATTGCAATTCCTCCTAAGAAAGAAGCAACCAAAGATGCTAAGTATGCGGGTGCATATGTCAAAGAACCGAAACCAGGATTCTATGATTGGGTTGTTAGTTTTGACCTTAACAGCCTGTATCCTCACCTTATTATGCAGTACAATATCTCCCCAGAGACGCTACATGATGCCAGACATTCATCGGTCACCGTTGATAAGATACTTGAAAAGCAAGTAGAGATTGACGGAGAGTTTGCTGTGTGTGCCAATGGAGCACAGTACCGTAAAGATAAGGACGGGTTTCTTCCTCAGATGATGAAGAAAATGTATGACAGTCGTGTCATCTTCAAGAAGAAGATGATTGAAGCGAAGAAACAGTACGAGAAGACACCAACTATTGAACTCACAAAAGAAATCGCCCGATACAACAACATCCAGATGGCGAAGAAGATCTCTCTCAACAGTGCTTATGGTGCTATTGGGAATGAGCACTTCCGCTATTACCGTCTCGCTAATGCAGAAGCAATCACCCTGTCTGGACAGGTCTCAATCCGTTGGATTGAGAACCGTATGAATCAATACCTAAATAAACTGCTCTCCACAGATAAGGAGGATTATGTCATCGCTAGCGATACCGACTCAATCTATCTTAATCTTGGACCTCTTGTTAATAAATTTTTTGGTAATAAGTCTGGCGACAAAGCAGCAGTTGTTACGATACTTGACAAGATCTGCCAAGAGAAACTGGAACCTTTTATTGAACGTTCATATCAAGAACTTGCGGATTACGTTTCGGCATATGACCAGAAGATGAGCATGAAGCGAGAGAACATCGCTGATCGTGGTATCTGGACTGCTAAAAAACGTTACATTCTTAATGTTTGGGACAGTGAGGGTGTTAGATACAAAGAACCCAAGATGAAAATCATGGGTCTTGAAACGGCAAGGAGCTCTACTCCTGCGTATTTTAGAGACAAGTTGTATGCAGCGTTTAAGATTATTATCGGCAAGACAAATGATGAACTTATCAATTTCATCAATGATGTTAGAACAGAGACGCGAGAAAGACCCTACGAGGAAGTCGCCTTTCCCAGAGGAGTTAACAACCTTGCCAAGTACCGTCACCCTACGGAGATCTATACGAAAGGAACACCCATCCACGTAAGGGGTGCTCTGCTGTACAATCACTACATCAAAAAGCATAAGATTGAACACAAGCATCAACTCATCCAAGAGGGTGAGAAGATCAAGTTCATGTATCTCAAAACTCCAAATCCATTACATGAAAACTGTATCAGTTTCTTTGGTGATGTCCCCAAAGAATTTGGTATTGAAAAGTATGTGGATTACCAAACACAGTTTGAAAAATCATTCTTGGAACCACTCAAAAATGTGCTACAATGCATTGGTTGGACCCATCAAAAAACTGTGTCAATTGGGAGTTTCTTTGAGTGAGTAAGAAAATCTTTGTGGTCACATGGACTAACCATGTTGTGGGTCAAGTTGGTCCCGAAGACCTTAAGTGCTTTGAAGACTACAATACCGCTATGGCATTTGCCAAACTAATGCGGAACGATTATAATTATGTTAATTTCTATGAGGAGACAGTAGATCAATGGGATTCTTAGATTCTGTAATTAAAGAAAGTGGAAACGAATTTGCTGGTTTGGTTAGTGAAGGAGTTGCTGCTGGCGACATTACTAATTATGTTGACACTGGCAGTTATATCTTTAACGCCTTGGTTAGTGGTTCGTTGTTTGGAGGTCTTCCTTCCAACAAAGTTACTGCCTTGGCAGGAGAATCAAGCACGGGCAAGACTTTTTTTGCTCTCAGTGTCGTTCGTAATTTCCTTGACGCTAATCCTACAGGCGGCGTCATTTATTTTGAAACTGAATCCGCCATTTCCCGTGACATGATTGAGTCACGTGGGATTGATTCCCAACGTATGGTTCTGTTCCCTGTTGCTACCATTGAGGAGTTCAGGACACAGGCATGTAGGATCCTTGACAAGTATATGAAGGAACCTAAAGAGGAACGGGTGCCTATGATGTTCGTGTTAGACTCTCTGGGTATGCTCTCAACATCCAAGGAGATGGAAGACATCGCTAACGACAAACAAGTTCGTGACATGACCAAGAGTCAGTTGATCAAGGGTGCCTTCCGTGTGCTAACATTGAAGCTTGGACAGGCACAAGTCCCTATGATCGTCACAAACCATACCTATGATGTGATCGGTTCCTACATCCCAACAAAGGAGATGGGAGGCGGTACAGGTCTTAAGTATGCTGCATCTACTATCATCTATCTTGGCAAGAAGAAGGAGAAAGATGGCACTGAACTGGTGGGTAACATCATCAAGTGCGAAGCAAAGAAATCTCGTCTAACCAAGGAGGGTAGTAAAGTTGAGACTCGTCTATTTTTTGACGACCGTGGACTTGACAAGTATTACGGACTACTGGAATTGGGTGAACAGTACGGAATCTTCAAGCGGGTCGGGAATCGTATCAAATTTGGTGAATCTTCTGTTTATCCTAAGTCTGTACTCGCTAATCCAGAAAAGTATTTCACCCCCGAAGTGATGGAAAAACTTGAAGAGGCAGCAAAGCAGGAATTCTCCTATGGCAAC